ATGAGATAGAATGAACTATTCTTATCAAATGCTACCAGTGTAGAGTCAGCAGGTACGACAACAGTTTTAATCATGAAGGTATTTGAACCAGCATTATTCATGATTAAGTCAAAATCGGCATTAGCTGCGCCATCGATGTTAGCAATGATCACGGAATTGATCTTATGCACGGAACCGCTGGAAGCTGGGTTAGAATGAAATACGGTGTTTGATGTGGTGATTGAACCTGAAACGGTGTTAGCAAGGATTCTTGCAACTGAAACAATATTTGGATTAGCCATTTAATTTTTCCTCTTCTTTATAGAAATATGTCTGGTATTTATTACTATGATTATTCTGCGGCGTCTGGTCGTGTTGGCCAAACAATAGCATGAGCATTAGCAGTTGTTGATGGTAAGTCACGCAATTCTTGACGATATGTAGCCCATTGAACAGAAGTATTAGCATCAATTACATTACCTGTGTAACCAAATTCTGTCTCACTAATTTTAATTTGTGTCCAGTCGGTATTTAAAAGATCTCCATCTCTTGTTGATCTAATTGCGGCCCAATTAGCAGTATTTGCTGCTAGGAATTCGCTCTCTGGAATTGAATAAACTACCCATTCAACACCACTCCAATACATTCTTTCGGTAGCGCCGTCATATTGTGGTGGAGCATCAACATCGATCCAACCAAGTTTAGCACGGTTGTTGAATGCGTTTTCACCTGTGTAACTTTTACCATTTTCATCTTTCAAACGAAAAGGAAACTTCCATCTTGGGACAGGATAACTATAGTCTTTTGTATACCAAGCCATTTTTGTTTCTCCTTAACCGAAAACGATTGCCATAGCAATGGCTTTACCCGTTGTGATACCAGCACTTGGTGCTGTGGTTAGCGTGCTTGCATCGCTGAATTGAATGCCAGTGCTGTGGACGACCAACTGACCTGAAAGTGTACCACCAGCGAGAGGAAGTGCAGCAGAAGCAGTTGTTGACACACCAGCAATAGAAGAGTTAGTGTTTGCAAGATCTGCGGCTTGCTTTGCTTCTTGTGTGTCAATGATACCACGAATTGCTGTATTAGTGGCAGTCAAATTCGTATTTAGATTAGCAATTGCCAAGTTAGTATTTGCTAGGTCACCAGTACCAGCAGCAGCAGCAACAGAAGCGATGTAGGCATTAGTGTTTGCCAAGTCTGCTTTTGAAGATGAGTCTGAGGCAAGTGCTGATAAAGTTTTGAGTGAGTTAATATCACCCATCATTTGTAGAACGGTATTTGAACTTGTCAATGCCGCTAATTGAGTTGAGACTGCTGAAGGTGTTGCCATGATAGTTACCTTTCTTTTTTAACTATTGCTATCCAATTTATTTTTGAGCGAAAGAAGTAGATTTTCAATATTTAGTAAACGATTATCCAAGTGTTCAATCTTCTCTTCCATATTATCAATTTTTTTAAACTGACCTTTGCGACTTTTATAGGCTTGTAATGCCGTTTTATTCACGTTCAAAATAGCGTTGGTTTCGGAATCTCTTACGAGGTCGGAACTTTCTTCTACTTTCAAATACATTTTCTTATCCTTAAATCTGAAGCGCAATGGCTCTTAAATCTTTCACTCTAGGAACCACATGGGAACCAGTAGAAGTACGAAGCACAATTTTCAAACTGAAGTACTTATATGTATCAAATTGTGCGCCAGATGAATTAAAGTATCTGACCACATTGTTGTTTCCACTAAAGTTAAACGCACCCAAAGAGGTAGCATTCGCTGAAGGGAAACCGTACTCCAACTCGACAAAGTTATCCTTGTTGACAACGCTGGATACGGTGTTCGCAGCACTCTCTTGGTCTAACTTAGTATAATGTTTGTCACGGAAGTCGTCAGGATCTTCAGCGTTCTGAATACGAGCATAAACGTCGATTTCTGTACCGACTGGTTTGTATGCTGATAGAACTACTTTGATATCTTCTGCTTCTTGACCATCCGCTAAAACAATTTTCTTTGTGATATATCTTGATTGGGCGTTACCGAAGTTCCCAAACTCGCCAGTATTATCATTATTTATAATATTGTGAACTGGGATAACTGACTTGGTTCTGCCCACATCAACGACTGGTGATAGACGATCTGAGCCAGAAGTCATTGTGCCACTTAATCGAAGTGTCTTAGCACTGCCAGTGTTATTGACTTCATTTGTTCTGCTTGCGATAATTCTTTCACCACCCACAAAGTCATTATTCTCAAATGCTTCAATGGCAGTCTGTTGTTGTGAGATAACATAGTTGTTTGCTGTGGTATTTGCTGACCATGTAATATCTGTATCAACATACTTAGCAAAGGATAGTTTAGGTACGAGTACATCGTATTTGTAATCTTTCAGACTGTAGACCTGTGCGAAAGCATTACTGACCTGACCACGATAGAAACCATCATCAATAGTCGTATTCGATGTAAAGTTACCAGATGAATTGTTGGCAACAATCTCATTACCAGATGGATTGTAATACTGAATAAATCCAGTAGCAGTGTTTGGTGTAAAGGTATTGACTACACCAGTAAATGTACCAGCACCATTAGCAAAGGTGATAGTGGAACCATCTGCGATAGAACCCTTCATGTCAACCTTGATAGTTGGTGTATCCGTCGTTGTTACCAACTTCCGAACCTTACCAGTATTAGAACCGATAGTGACCGTATCGTTGACTGCAATCGTAGCAGCATTGGAAGTCATGAGAACGACTGCCTCACCTCTGATCTTCTCACCGATATTGAAGCGAGTACCAGAGAACTGCGTAGCATTTAGATATTCGTCATTGTCATTGGTGTAAACAACACTACCAGTTAAGGTATTATCGAAGTTTGCACGCCAGATAGTAAACTGAATATCTTGGTTCTGTCTTGGTGTATATGTTCTATCGTTAGCAGACGTAAACAACATACCGACTGCTGGTTGCTGGTCGATAAGAGCATTGACTGTTACATCAGTACCGCCGAGTTCGGCAATCCACAAACGATAGTCTGGGTTTGAACCATCTGGTTTTACGACGAATGCATATTCTGTGTCACCCCGTAGATATACAGGCTGGTCAAAGTAGAATGGTGTAGGTGCGTTTGCAGTATCAGAGATATTTACATCTTCTGGTGCGACACGCTTGTAACCGAATGGTACACGAATAGCAGTGATTTGACCGTTGATAACTTCACGGAGTTCAATAGCAATACCAGACGTTGAACTTTTCTCTTGGAAGTATAGATCGATACAGGAGATGAAGAAACCATCAGCACCTTGACCGAATAGGCTGTCAGCAAAGTCTAGATTTTCAAACTCATAGTCACCAACACGGAATGTCTGTGCGACCGGATCTTTATGTGCCTGAAGACCGCTGAATCTTGAAGTGGTTGTCCGTCGCTCGCTGACAGTATCGTGTGACACTCTTGCTTCACGAGTGTTGAATGTGATGCCACGCTGTGAACTTGCTAGACCAACGGAGGTGTAGTTAGTGACAGCAGAAGTTGTCTCAGTACCAGTCTGTGTTGCTGTATTAGCAATGTCAACTAGTTTGAATGGACGCTCACCTTGACGGAACTTTAATGAATCGTTGTTAGGAATAACGAAGACACCGAATACATCACCGTTTGCATTTGTCTCTAGTGAAGCACCAAGACCTGCTGTGTTAGCAAACTCTTTGGTAGTAGGTGCGACGAAATCATTGACTAGAATATCGTCAAAGTATGGGAACACACGAGTATTTGGTTTCATACCTGTGCCACGGAATTGAACTAGACGTGATCGCATGAATGGTACGATATCAGTGCGAGTTAAGAATGGACCAGACTTTTGAGTGCGATTGAATACATCGACGTTTAATCGAGTACCAGTGCGGACTTGCTCTTGTGTGGTAGTGATTGTGACATCATCGATAGCGCCATGAGTGCCAGGGCGACCTTCGAAGTTTTCAAGAGAACCAGTACCACCTCTTACGAAAGCAACACCATTTACTTCTCTTGTAGAAGAAGGCGGACCATCATTATTCCACTCATTCCAGTTAGTACCCCATGCATCTTTTAGATTTTGCCAGTTAGAAGCAAGGTCAAGATCCCACTGTACGTCTGGTTGAGTTGTTGTGTCAACCCAATGATCTGCTTCTGGGAACAGGTCTAGATTACCAACCCAGTTGAATGTTAGTTCACCGACAGGGTTGATGGTCTTGGAAGCCCATGGTTGGTCGATATGAATTTGATGAGTATAAGGTAGAGTTACTAAATCACCAGGGGTAGCATTCTGAACCGTTGATGTGGTTGCTGTATCAGCAGAACCATCTTTCTTCAGAGTAGCAGATGTGGTGAATGTACCACTTGCATTGTGTAGATACAATCTGACAATACTGCTGTTAGCAACGACAGTCCGAACTGTACCCTGTGCAGTTGCTGAACCAAGCGAAGAGCCAAGATAGACAACATCACCGTTTTGATATGAATCGGTATTTGCCGTTACATCAAGTCTGACCTGCTTGCCTTCTTTAGTGACATTGCTTGAAAGTGCACTATTGAAAGAGATGTCAATATTCTGCGAATCAAACTTAGGTCTTAGTTCACCCTTAACTTTATCAATGGATGAGAAGTATGATGGGTCTGTCAAGTCAGCATTATTATGACCGAAGAAGGCATCTACAAAGATACCGTTCTTGAATCGATCAAGACCATTCTCATCAGGAATTGCTAAGTCTCTTGCTGCCTTCTCTAGAACATTCAAAGCAGTATAGTATTCAAGGCGGTCAATCCGAG